ATCCGGGCTATTCCTAGCATGGTTCCGAATCGGTTGTCAATTTACAACACGATCGGCCATTGCTCAGTGAATAGTATCTCGTCAACCGCCATATTTGAGCGGAAGACGAGAACGCGCGCGACACCTTACGGATTTGGTCTATCTGTTGGGTCCTTTACGGACGCTCAGTGGGCCATCTTAGGTGCTCTTGGTTTATCCAGGAGCCAAAAGGCCATACGCCTACGCGAATGATCTTCGCAAGCGTATGGATCAGGGATCCACAACAGTGGGTTCCTCCTCTAACTGCAAGGAACGTTGCCGTGGCTTTCTCTGATCCACAAAGTGTCACAGTTTCAGGGACGGCGATTTCGCTTCCGCGAACGTCGTCCGGCGCATCTAGTGGACGTTTTACGTCCTCTGATGGCCTCGTCTCGATGGATGTCTCTCACCAGTATGGTAAGCGATACCGTCGGATGCTGAAGCTGTCCCAGAAGAAGACTTCTGCCGACCCGCTGTTGCCCTCTACTAACGTGCAGCTGCTACAGTCCGTCTGGATTGTAACAGACACGCCGGTTCAGGGTTTCACAGTGGCCGAGTCGAAGGCTCTCGTGGATGCGCTTACTGCGTATCTCACGACTTCTACTGGTGCAAGGGTAACCCAACTTTTGGGTGGTGAAAGCTGACACGCTTTCACCGGAGGTAGTCATCGGCTAAGGAACGTCGACCCCCAAATAGGAGGCAACGTTGAAAAGCCTGATGACGCTCCTGCAGTTGATCCTCAGCGAGCTGGGGATCAGATGCGGCACGAGTACCACTAACGATTGGAAAACGATCGTTAGTCGTGTCGAAAACGAGTCGTTGTCGTTTTTAACGATAACGATGCCTTCCTTCTGTAAGGACTTCGAAAAAAGTCTTGAAGAAGGTAAGGCAGGTCCAAATTCTTTTCTTGGTTTCAAGAAAAGCAAAGGGCTCCCCCTATTCCTAGGAGGTTTCCTTGACCTTGTTTTCGACCGCGAAAGTGCGTTGTTACGTGAAGATCCGTCTTATGAAGCCATCTTTGCGATACGTCAGATAACTCTGATGTTCAAAAAGATGCTAGTGGATTGCAGCCCTGATCGGGTTGAATCCGCGTTTAAGACGTATCTCACTGTTGAACAGGACGTACGCCAATCGGATCAGAAATTACTTTCTGAACCGGACCGGCTCGGATCCTTTAAACGGATCGGAGCTTTGCTGTGGGCCGACTTTTTCTCGTCGGTAGACGGCCGAATCTATAACGATTCGGTCATTCCACGGCATGGTCCAGGCGCCACCGCCGACAAGCTTCGCGGCAACGCGAAGTATGTACAGAGCGTGTGGACTCGTCGATTGGAAGAGGTGTTCCCACATTGGTTGCACCTCATCCCAAATCCCTCCATTAAATTTATGGAGAGGATAGACGACGTTACTATCCTGGAACCTGGGAAGGAGATCCCCGTAAGGGTGATCTCTGTCCCTAAAACGCTGAAGACTCCACGAATCATCGCCATCGAACCGACTTGTATGCAATATATGCAGCAAGGGGTTCTCTCGGTGATGATGGAGGAGATTCCTAGATTTCACCAAACTAGGAATCTCGTAATGTTTGAAGAGCAAGAGCCAAACCAACGGCTCGCGCTCGAGGGTTCCATTACTGGAACGCTCGCCACACTGGATCTCAGTGAGGCTTCGGACAGAGTCTCCAATCAGCATGTACGCTCCTTGTTAGCTAATCACCGCAGTCTTTACGATGCAGTGGATGCAACAAGATCGCGGAAGGCTGATGTGCCTCGAAAGGGTCGTACTAAAACTGTACGCCTTTCGAAGTTCGCGTCTATGGGTTCGGCCCTTTGCTTTCCTATGGAAGCTATCGTCTTTACGACGATTATCTTCCTAGCGATTGAAAAGGACCTCAACCAACGCCTCACCATAGATGATGTTAAATCATACTATGGTCGGGTACGCGTCTACGGAGACGATATCATCGTTCCCGTAGAACACGTGCAATCTGTCATCGGGGAACTCGAAGCTTTTGGGCTTCGAGTTAACCAAGGCAAGAGCTTTTGGAATGGTTCATTCCGAGAGTCTTGCGGTAAGGACTACTACGGTGGTCACGATGTATCTGTGACATACGTACGTAGATTCCTCCCCGAAAACAGGCTGCAAGCGGAAGAGGTTATTTCTGCCGTATCATTACGCAACCAGCTATTCCAAGCTGGATTCGTAAGTACGGTGGATTGGTTAGACGATGGAATCAGCAAGCTGATTCCCTTCCCTATCGTCGAACCAACTTCACCCCTTCTGGGCAGGTG